ACCGAGAAAGACCAGCGACTTGGTTATGCTGAGTCGCTAACACCTATACTCTCACGAGTAGGGTGTCCAACCTACTTTGTACGCCAACGGGTCTCCCCGCAAGGGGGCCGTCCTTCGATCTATACCTGGTAAGTAATACCACCGTGGGTAGGTCGAGGCTGCTCCACTCCTCGTCTGAGGAGTTCCTACGGAGCTAAGGCGTACACCGTATAATGCAGCGCCATATTGGATGTCTGGGTCAAATCTATCGAAAGATACCGTCGGAAACTTGACGGGACGATAGACTTGGACATACCTAATACTGCTGCGCGAGCGAGTCTTCCAACGTTCCTCTGAGTCGTGAATGACTAGGTCACCCAGTGCCTCAGGACCTCTACAAACTCGTATATGAGTTGGTATATGGTCCAGCACACGGAACCAAGTACGACGCAAATCAGAGCCAAGTCCAGTAGGCCTTGGATCAGTTTGCATGATAAACCTGATGCCGTTAGCTGTCGCGATGTATTTCTGCGGCTCATCGGGGATCTCCTTAAGATAATAGGGCCTGACGGCCTCACCATCCCAGAAGTCCCCACCGCATGATTCGCGAAACGGGCCATCAACAAAAGATTTCTCAGTGTTGATGGTGAAACCGCAGAACGTTAAAGCACTCTTCACTCGATCGGCCAAGTGTGTCGGGACAATGATGTCGTCCCCCCACACCCACATTGTACGGCCAGGTTGTAACCCGGGGCACTCTGTTAAGATGACGGCTGTAAAAAGCGTCATCTCGACCTCGAAAGTGAAACCGTTTCCCATGGAAGAGAACTTCTCCAGTCGATACCATTGTTGTCTCTCGACAATCGGTTTACCGATCCTGGTGTAGTGGGCTCTCAGTGAATCGAGAGCTTCGTACCACGCAGGAGGGAACGCAGCCCTGACCAGGGCTGAGCAAACGGTGTCGCTCGCTGACTGCAGATCCAAAGTAGCGAAGAGGCCAGTTTTACTGGCTAACCGTGCAACCAGCACGTGGATCTCTTTCGCATGCTCGAACGAATACCCGGCCCGCTCAAGTCGCCGCGCGAGGATTTCTCCATAAGCACGTTGATAAAAAGCGTTTAGGCTGGGTTCTTTCGCGCAACTACGCATTGTTTTTGCGTTCTTTGGAACTTGGAAATACACGTTTCCATGTACTCCCGTGATGCAGTCCCCTCTCGCCGCGCAAGCGGCAGCCCACCTACTTGCCATCCAGGCACGTAGGTGAACCCAGGCTGAGGGGGTCATAGTTGGAGTCGTGGACATTTTGTGCGGCACACTTGTACGCACTGATTTGTCCGACATTGTTGCGCCAGGACCGAACACTCCCTGTATATCTTTAGGGGGGTGGTCACCGATCAAGCGGATTACATTTTTGCGAAGTTCCTGCAAAAATTCAACGCCGCGTGGACTAGGTTCCCCGTTGAGGGTTCCGAAATCCAAGAGCTCGTTGAAACGCCTGTTGCTGATGTAACACTGCTTCTCAGCAGCAAACCACGTATCTAACGCAGCTTTGACCGGATTCAACTCTGGTGCCTCAAGCGGTAGCTTGGACAGAAGTTTTGTCGCGGCCGCAGCACGCCGATAAGTATCAGCATCGATGTAGTGCCTAGTGTTAAGCTCCAGTGACTGGAGCTCACCAACCATACCGTATCTGTACATGATTGCACAGGTTACAGCACGGGGGCAACGCAGTCCTTCCATATAGGATAAGACCCAGTCGTTTACCTCTGGTATAACGGCTTTGTTCATGAGTAGACTCCCTAGTTAAATCGGGGAGCGGCCTGATTGGTTTACGCTCTTGATAAGAGCGCTTGCCATCAGGTTTCCGAACTGGGCAGCTGCCTCGTTAAGGTCAGCAGTAAGCATGACCTGATTAATACGAGCGCTGCACGTTGCGGAGAAACCGTCGGTGAGAGTGATCTCGCCGGTGGTACTATTGCTCACAGAACGCGGGTACTTGTATGAGAAGCGGACGTCGGAAAAATTGACGCCAGCACTCTTACTCTCCTTGGAAGAGCAGCGTAGCTCAGGCTGTTGGCCAATCGTCGTTCCAACAGTTTGGTTCTTCCAAACTGCGGGGACGCCGGGGCCGCCAGCCGGTTGCACGCTGGTGTAGACAACGTCAGTGGTACCGTCGTTCTTTTTGACGGTGATGTTGGCTGCTGTGGGCATTACGTATTCCTTTGAAGTATTTACTCACGACCGCGTAGTTTATAGGCCGGATCACGAGGATCAAGCAAACCAGCAATCAGTGAGGCTAGGGTTGCACCGCGAATGACGCTGAGCCGTTTTGGTAACGGCCTCCACGTCAGGGTGACACTTGGCATGAAATTGTAGCGTTGAAACCAGACGCCACTCCATGCATTACGTCTTCCGGTGGTGCCTTCGGGATACTCGTAAGAGAAAGTCCCAACGGCACGAACCCTAACACTGTGGGATGCCCGAGTGATGGTATACCCGTCTAGGTCACTAAAAGAGGAGATGTAAACCCCTAAATAGTTAACCCAGTCAAACATCCAAGTGAAGGGTATTAGACTGTACGCAACAAGAACTGGGTTGTTAAGCCCGAGCACTGTCCGATACGCCTTATCTAAGTTATCGATCTGAACCGCAACCGAACCGTAGCACTTCACGGATCCGGCGACAGTCGTTCGATATCTCTCGTAAGGATCTAATCGCTTAAAGCCATAGGTTCCGAGTAAAGGCAGTGATATGCTCTCTACCTGAATCTCACCCTCGGGTAAGGGCTTGGCAAATAGCTGAAGGGATGTGTCTATATCCCGCACAATCGGTTCCCAACCGAAGTGCAATTCCAACCACAGGCGACCTAAGTCTTTGGTCGATGATCTCCAGTTCCGGAGGTGGTACTTTAGGGTATCCCTAAAGCTCCTCGGTAAAGCAGACCCTGTGAAGAATTGGCGCATCTGTCGCGGATTCGGGTGTCGTAGCGCTTTTGCAAACCGGTAAAGGTCTGTTAGGCGCTTTTCCACCATCGAATACGCTTCTCTGCGCTCAGCTAGCGTCACCAGAAGCTCAACTTTTTCACTCAGTTCCGCGACAGTCTTCTCATACACCATGTTTCTAGCACGGGCAAGAGTAAGGTGCTCGGGCGTTCCGTTTCGGAAAAACCGTTCACGAAATGTGCGGAAATTCGGATCGGCGTCGTCATACCTAGCAGCGTAACTTGCGTTACCCACTAAATAATCGATACCTTTCCGCTGTGATGTGTTTAAAAAGGATGAAATACGCGACGTGAGTCGTGTATAGGGAAGAGCCAGGTTAAACGGAGGTTCTTGACGATATAACGTCCTCTGTTCATACAGAAGCGAGTACTCGCCAGGATATTTCGCTTTACCAGTCTCTACTACCGTGGGCCCCGTGACAGGGTTCATAGTTCTCCTCCTTTTAAGTCGGCAAGTGTTAAGCCGAAGTATTAAACACAGCTGAGCGAGGGTAATTGATACCCAGTCGTGGACACGTCGGGATGCCGCCAAGCACCCCAACGTACCAATCGTTGTCTCGGCCTCTGCTTGCGACAGGTCGTCGCATTACGAGGTTGGCGGATACTTTCAAGGCGCCCTAAAGTATTAAGAGCGAAAAGATTGTACCAAGACAAAGAACTCGGTGACCAACCGAGAGAATACCTCCCCAGGGCCTCCGTCGGTCAGACGGAGC